TTTGTAAAGCATACGCTAAGGCGCTGGATTGAGCAGACAGAACAGGAAATGAATTTAAAGCTGTTTGGTCGTGAGAGCAGTTTAGAGGTTCGCTACAATGTAGATAGCTTGCTTAGAGGTGATTTGAAAACCCGTATGGAAGCACACGCTGCTGCAATACAAAACGCTGTTAAAACGCCAAATGAAGTTAGAGAGATTGAAGGGCTAGCTGCAAAGGCCAGTGGTGATGATTTGCTGATCCAAGGCGCAACAGTTCCGATCAATACACAGTCAGTCAACTTTGATGGTTAAACCTACTCAGGGGATGCGTGAGGAAGCAAGGCGCGGTCTTGATTGGCGTAGAGAGTTTAACAGAGGCGGTACAGCTGTAGGTGTAGCTAGAGCGCGAGATATTGCAAACAATAAGGATCTTTCTCTTAGCACGATTAGGAGAATGAAAAGCTACTTTGCAAGACACGAAGTAGACAAAAAGGGTGAGGGTTTTAGCCAAGGTGAGAAAGGCTATCCCTCAGCTGGACGTATAGCATGGGCGTTATGGGGTGGAGACGCTGGAAAGGCTTTCGCTAACAGATACTCAAAAAGTGAGGAAGATAAACGCATGGAAGATAGAGCAGCACCCGATGGAGTGAAAGTCGGAGATTTTGTCAGCTGGGATAGTTCGGGTGGCAGGGCTTACGGTAAAGTAAGACGCATAGTCAGAGACGGTTCGCTTAACGTGCCAGATACCGATTTTAGTCTTAATGCAACAGAAGATGACCCAGCAGCACTTATAATGCTGTATCGTGAGGCAGATGACGGCTACTCCCCCACGGGTCAGCTTGTCGGTCACAAATTCTCAACACTTACAGTCGTAGCTGAAAGATTAAACGATGAGGATGTTGAGGAAAGTATGAACGGCAAGAAAAAGAAAAAAGATAAAAACAAATACAGGGAGTCGCGTCCAGCACCTAGCTTAGAGGTGAGAGAGGCTGAAGACGGTACTGTAGCAGTTGAGGGTTATGCAGCGGTCTTTGACAGCCCAACGGTAATAGCTGGTAAGTGGCAAGAGCAGATAGCGCGTGGTGCATTTACTGAGGCTGTAGATCGTGATGATGTTGTTTTTCTAATCAATCACACTGGTTTGCCATTAGCGCGTACCCGTTCCGGTACGCTAGAATTATCTGAGGATGAAAGAGGTCTTAAAATAAGAGCTAATCTAGATCCCTCAGATCCCGACGTTCGGTCAATACTCCCTAAGATGAAACGGGGTGATCTGGACAAAATGTCGTTTGCTTTCGTACCAACACAGCAAGAATGGAACGATGAAGGTGAAATGCCTACTCGCACCATTACTAGGGCTGATTTGCACGATGTAAGCATTGTTACAACCCCAGCGTATGAGTCAACTTCTATAGGTCTTAGAAGTGGAATTGATGCGTTGGAGGAGTACCGAAAAGCGCGACACGCAAAACGCAGACATCACAGCGTCATAAGGCGCTTAAAGATGAAAGCAAAATTTCTCCCTAAATGAAAGGATCTCATATGTCTGAGATAAAAACTTTGCGTGATAAAATGGCGAACATTGCCACAGAAGCGCGTAAGAAACTAGAAGAAATCACCGATGATGTGGTTGAAGAAAGAGCAGCTGAAATTGAGCGTGAGTTTGACGCTATGATGGAAGATCACGACAAGCTAGCGGCACGCGCTGATCGTGAGGAAAGACTTAATAAAGCTCAGGCCGCAATAGAAGCACCTGACACGTCAAAGCTTCCAGAAGTAGAAGGGCGTACTGCTCCAGCTACAGATCAAGGCGAGACTATGGAATATCGCGCTGCGTTCATGGAGTACGTTTCTAAAGGTGGTCTAGCTGACGTTTCACCAGAAGCTAGGCAAGCACTGATAGAAAAACGTGTGCAAGTAACTGGCACTAATACGTCAGGCGGTTTTACTGTTCCAGAAACCCTTTCAAACGTCATCATCGAGACAATGAAAGCTCACGGTGAAATGTACACCTCAACCATGTTCACAACTATTAATACAACAAGTGGTGAGCCTTTTAAAATCCCAACTGTTGATGACACAACGGTAACTGCTGAAGCTCATACTGAGGGCGTTGCGCCAACTGATGACGGTGGAAAAGATGTAACTTTTGGTCAGAAGCAGATTAACGCTTTTGGCTTCAATACTGAATTTATCCGTTTCTCTCACGAGATGCAGCAGGACTCAGTGCTTAACATGGAAAGCCTCTTAGGTAGACTGTTGGGAATCAGATTAGCCCGTATTGCTAACGCAAAACTTACAACTGGATCAGGTTCTAGTGATGTTGAAGGAATTGCAACCAATGCTGGCGCTGGAATAACAGCAGCCTCAGCGACAGCAATTGCAGCTGATGAATTGATTGACTTGGTTCACTCAGTAGATCCAGCATATCGAAAAGGCGGTAATGTTGCTATGATGATGAATGACAGCACACTATCAGCTGTTCGGAAACTGAAAGACAGTCAAAATAGATATTTGTGGGAGATTGGCGGTTATGCTGCTGACATGCCTCAAACAGTTTTAGGCTATCCGGTAATGGTCAACCAGGACATGGCATCTATCGCTACTGGTAACAAGTCAGTCTTGTTTGGTGACATGAGCAGTTTCTACGTTCGTAAGATAGGCGCTCCATCTATAACAGTGCTTAGAGAGCGTTTTGCTCCTGATGTTGGGGTCTTAGGTTATATCCGTTTTGACGGTTGCTTGTCAGACACGGGCGCAATCAAAGCGCTAACCCAAGCTTAAATGGCAGTGTGAGGGGGAAACAACCCCCTCACTTTTTTTAAGGAATATAAACATGGCAAAAGTAAGATTACTTCAAAGTATGGCTGGTATTGGTTTCAGTAATAGCGTTGGTGATATTGTCGAAATTAATGACCCTGACGCTCTGCAAAGATACGTTGAGCGCGGCATAGCTGAAATTGTTGAAGAGAAGAAAGTAGAAAAGGCAACAAAGCAAGTTGTTGAGAAAAAGACAGCTGTGAAAGAGTAACAATGAATTTACCTCTGCAACATAGATTAGAGTTAGTTACTGCTCCGACAGTCGATCCCGTGACTATTGCTGAGTGTAAACGTCATATGCGTATTGAGCATAGTGACGATGATGAAGTTATTGGATCTTTGATAAATGTTGCAGTAAAGTATTTAGACGTCACGGGAATGCTTGGTAAAGCAATGATTACACAGACCTGGGCTGAGTATGTTGATTTTCATGCAACCACAGTACACCTAAGTATTACGCCAGTTCAGTCTGTAACTTCTATAGAATATTATGACGTAAACAACGTTTTGCAAACTGACACGCTGTCAAATTATTATATAATCGGTACAAAAGGCTACAAGACAATATACCCTAAATCTGGGTATTCTTGGCCTGTAACCTTTAAGCGCGATGATGCTATAAAGATAACCTATGTTGTTGGTTATGGTGACACAGCAGCAAGTGTGCCTGACACGGTGCGTCATGCCATAAAAATGCTAGTCGCTAACTATTATGAAAATCGTGAAAACGAACTTATAGGAACAATATCCAAAACTCTACCTTTTGGCGTTGAGCAGCTAATAGCAATGGAACGGAGTTCGTGGGTTGGCTAGGTCTGGACTGTTCAGAGATCGTGTCAGGTTTCAAAGAATGTCAGCAACTGCTGATGACTTTGGCAATGTAACACAAGACAGCTGGTCAGATCTTATCAGCCGTTTTGCTGAGATTGTAGAGCGCTCTGGTACTATGAACGATGAAACAGGCGCATTTGAAGATGTAGCAAAAGCAAATATGCGCGTCAGGACAGACAGCACAGTAAACACAATTACCTTGTCAGATCGTGTGATTGCTAGAAATACAACTTGGGCGATAAAGTCTATAACAAGCCCAACTGCTAAAAATGACATTACATTGTTTGTTTTGGAAAAAGGCGTGGCGGCTTGAAGGTTGAGTTTGAAAAACTTTCAGCAAATATTAAAAAATATCCAAGGCGGCAACGAAAATTAATAGGCGATGCAGTACGTAGTTCAACGTTGGACGGTGTTGCAAAAGCAAGAGCTTTTGCCCCAAGTGATACTGGAGCACTAAGGCAAGGCATACATGCAAAGTTTGAATTTAGAAAAAATAGTTTTGTCGGATCTGTGGAAGCTGCACCAGCAACAGCCAAAGATCAAATAAAAGCGTTATCTGTAGAGTTTGGTAGGCAATACACAAGTCGTACTAGACAGCCAAGATTAACAGGAAAGTTTAAGGCTACAGGTAAAACTGAACCACATAGTTTTATTAGGACAACTTGGTTGCTGCTGGGTAAAAAACATATTCGGAAAATTAAACGTGCAATTAACAAAGCTGCAAAAGAAAACGGTTTAAAATGAGTAATGGTTTTGCATTGGAATTACAAAAGGCGGTAAGGACAAGGTTAGCAGCTGATAGTTCTACAACTGCTCTTGTATCTGATAGAATTTATGATGAAGCCCCTACCCCCGTCACCTATCCGTTTATAAGGTTTGGCGGCATTGTTCCACGCGCTGACGATACAGACGGAAGTATTGGAGCGGAGGTAACATTATTTATTGAGGCATTTAGTCAAACAACTGGACGTGTAGAAGCTACTAGAATTTTAGAAGCTGTCCGGACAGCGCTTCATCGACAAGAAACAAACGTAAGTCTGACGGGTTTTCATCTTATAGATCTACGTTGCGAAAATTACATGGTTGAAAAGAATACTGATGATAGAGGGCATAAAGGCTCAATTCTTTTTAACGCAAATATTCAAACAGCCTGATAAGGAGTTTTCACTATGGCTAAACAACTAGGTAGAGCACTATTATTGAAAGTCGGTGACGGTGGCGGCTCAGAAGTTTTTACTTCTTTAGCTGGACTAAACTCTAAGACAATTACAATCAATAACAGTGCAATTGATGTAACAACCCCTGACGCAAGTTCGCCAGCTGGTGCTTTGTTTGCAAGCAGCTTAAACGGGCTGAAGTCTGTAAGCTTATCTGCTGATGGAGTTTTTCTAGATGAGACAGCTGAGGCTAGATTAAACACTGTAGCAATGCAATCTGATCCAGCAATGAATTGTCAAATTCTTATACCAGATTTCGGAACATATGCTGGGAACTTTAGAGTAACGTCTTTGGAGTTTGGTGGAGAAACAGAAGGTGGAGTTACGTTCTCAACAAGTCTTGAAAGTAACGGTGCTGTAACGTTTACTGCTGCATAATGGCTATTACCGCTGAAGCCCCTAGAGGGGGTTTAGTTGAGGAGCTTGGCGGCATTAGCTACACGTTTGTTCTGAGAATTAAAGAGATCGAAAGATTTGAGGATAAGCATAGAGGCGTTTTTGAATTTTGGGATAGCTTTTTTGAGCGCAGTAGCAAACCAACTTCAACAGAAATAAAAGATCTTTTAGCATTAGGCTTAGTTGGTGGTGGTTTAAAAGATCAAGAAGCTGATGCAATAATTGAAGATTGCTCCCCAGCTGATTATTTGCGGCTCTACCAAATTGCTCAGGCTGTTTTAGGTATTGCGTTTATGCCTGACGCATTTGCCTCAGAGCCTAAAAAAAAAGTTACACGCAAAAGCAAACAAGGCTTGAAGTCCGTAAAATAATAGCAAACGGAATAGTAGCTGGATTAAAGCCTGACGAAATTAGGAACATGATCCCAAAAGATGTTTTTATTGTTTTCGATGGTTGGCAAAAAGCGCATAGCCCAAACAGGGCTGGCAAAAATGCACCTTCTCTAGAAGAGGCAAAAGAACTAGCAAGGAAGTACGGATAAATGGCGATTAGTGCAGAAGAATTAAACATTATACTTTCTGCAAAAGATCGTGAATTTAATAAGGCTATGGATCGTGCAAATAAAAAGATCCAAAGATTTGCACATAAGTCTAAGACTAATTTAAACCAAACAACTAAAGCTATGGATAAGCTTAGTATCTCTGCTGGTAAGCTTGGCGGCTTGTTATCGGTTGGTGCTATCAGTGTTGGCTTTCAAAGAATGATTGATAACGCCACACAAGCTTCAAAAGAGATTACTAATCTTTCAACTCTTGCTGGTGTGAGTGTTGAGCGCTTTCAAGAAATGTCTTTTGCAGCTGCAAACTTTGGCGTTTCTCAGGAGAAACTTGCAGACATACTTAAAGACACAAACGACAAGTTTGCTGACTTTTTCCAAACTGGCGGTGGTGGCGCTGTAGACTTCTTTGAGCAGATCGCTCCTAAAGTTGGGCTGACTGCTGACGCTTTTAAGGGGCTAAGTTCGGATGAAGGTCTAGCGCTCTATGTAAAAGCTTTAGAAGATGCAAACGTAAACCAGCAAGAAATGACATTCTTTATGGAAGCGCTTGCTAGTGATGCAACATTACTTGTTCCGTTGTTTCAAGATAACGCCAAAGCAATGGGTGAAATGTCAGAAAGAGCTAGAGAGCTTGGGCTAGTATTATCTAATGATACAGTATTAGCTGGAGTTGAAATGCGTAGGCGCATGGATGAAATTCTGGACGCTATGGGTAAGCAGTTTTCAAAGTTTGCTTTGACAGCGCTAGAAGCTTTTGACGCTATTTTTCAAATGACTGACAAAGCAAGAATGGATTCACTGTACGAACAACAAATTAAGTTAGAGGAAAAAGTTTTAAAAAAACGTCAGGCGATTGAGAAATTTAAAAAAGCTGCTTTTGATACTGAAGAAAATTTCAATAAGAAAAAGCAAATTATGATAGATAATCTAGTTGTCGCGGAAATAAAGCTTGCTGGTGTTCAAGATGAAAGAATGAAATTGCTTGACCAAGAAGAAGCGCGAACACAATTAATTATGAAAATGGAAAAAGCAAGAAATAGCAAAGGTACAGGCTTTTCACCAATAGATCCAAAAGACGTTAAGAAAGCTACCGCTGAATTAAAGATAATGAACAAAACTCTAGAAGATCTAGACTCTATGGCCTCTACTTTAGAATCTGCTTTTGAAGATGTTTTTATGAGCGCAATTGAAGGATCAAAAAGTTTTAAAGATACTTTGAAATCTTCAGCCCAAGCAATCATAAGAGAGCTATACAGGATCTTAGTAGTACAGCGCTTAGTAAATGCTACAATGAGTTTTCTAGGGATAGGAACACCAGTACCTAATTTCAGTGCTAGCGTTCCTACAACTGCTTCAGCTGGTGGTAATTATCTGCAAGCTGGTCAACCGTCTGTAGTCGGTGAGCATGGCAGAGAAATCTTTGTACCGTCAACAGCTGGGCGTGTGCTGTCTGTTGGGCAAGCACAGAGCGCGATAAGCGGTGGCGATGGGGTGACAATCAATCAAACCATTAACGTCACTACTGGCGTACAACAGACGGTCAGAAACGAAATAAAAACAATGTTACCTCAAATCGCAGAAAGTGCGAAAGCAGCTGTTGTTGACAGCAAGCGTAGAGGTGGGAGTTTTGGACGGGCTTTTAGCTAATGGCGATAACATATCCTCTAAGCTTACCTGATTACACAACAATCAGATCCATAGACTTTAGGGCAATAAATTCTGTTGCATATTCACGTAGTCCGTTTTCTTTTCATGGGCAGACACACACTTACAGCGGTCAAATGTGGTCAGTAGATGTAAGTCTAAAACCAATGCGGAGAGATACAGCTGAAAAATGGGTGGCGTGGCTAATCAGTCTAAGGGGTCAGCATGGAACATTTCTACTGAGTGATCCTATATCGCACAGCATACAAGGCACAGCGACAGCTGCTACAGTATCGGGGTCAGCTGGAGATAATACAGTTAGTACGGTTGTAACGTCTGGTCAGACATTAAAGGCTGGTGACTTTATTGGCTTTGGCGCTGGCTCTGACTCGACGTTGCATAAAGTATTAGAGGACTATACAGGCACTGGCAGCGCAGCAGATCTAGAAATATGGCCTAGTCTTAGAAAAGCTCGTTCATCAGTCTCAGCTGATCTTACAAGCGCTAATGGCTTATTCAGACTAAGCAGTAATGAGACTGCATACAGTGTAGATCAATTAGCAGTTTATGGGATTAGTTTTGGAGCTATGGAAGCAGTATGACTAGAGCAGTTCCGAGCGCGATTTTATCAGCTCTATCAAACGCTGAAATTGAACCGTTCTACGCTGTAGATTTGGCTTTTCAATCCGGTGCTTTGAAATTATGGACGGGCTACGGTGATAAAACTATAAGCTCTGCAACCTATACTGGAACGGGTACTCTGCTTTCTATTGAGGGATTAGAAGAGGCTGGTGATTTATCAGCTAGAGGAACGACAATAACTCTGTCCGGTTTAGCAAACACAGTTTTGACTTACGCTTTGACTGAAGAGTACCAGGGTAGACTTGTAACAATTTACTGGGGTCTAAACGGGGTTAGTGATGTAGTTGAAGTCTTTAGCGGCTACATGGATCAAATGACTATTCTGGATGAAGCTGAAAGCGCAACAATCAAGCTGACGGTTGAAAATAGATTAATTACTTTAGAGCGCCCCAACATCAGACGCTACACAAGCGAAAGTCACAAGGCTGTAAGAACGTCTAAAGGTCTGTCAGGATCTGATAGTTTTTTTGATTGGGTTTCTGGTCTTCAAGATAAGTCAATTGTTTGGGGTCGGGAAGTTCAAGCTGGTGATGAAGCAACCTAATCTTGATGCTCTTAACGATTATATAAGAGCAAATAGAGACTACGGTTTTCAATGGCATACAAACGATTGCTTTATTTTTACTAACAACTGTTTTCGCGCAATGTATGGCATTGGTTACGCTGATGATTGGCTGTGTAAATATACAGAAAACGGAATGTATTTAAGTCGGGAAAAACTCAGAAAACGGTTTGGAGCAAATACACTTTATGAAGCTCTAAAAACAAAGCTGACAAGAGTTGACGGAGTACCACCTAGAGGGAGTCTAGTTACAACTAAGGCTGCTAGACGTTGGGTAATAAATGATGCTCTTGGAATAAGCATAGGGAGCAGCGCTGTCTTTTTAGGAAAGCAGTCTTTGGAAGCTCTACCGATAGAAACAATTACAAGTGGTTGGGTGCTAGAGTGAAAGACAGTCTTTACAATTACAGATTGGTCAGCCTTAACAGCTGGGAGAGAATACCTAGAGATCCTTTTATACTGTTCGGTGGGAATATATTAGCCAGCGCAACAGCTACTCAAATATTTATAAGTAAAGCTATAAGCTATATAGCAATATCAGCAGTTACTACTTGGGCTATTAAAGCACTTACTCCAACTCCTGATTTTGGAGCTTTCGGCACAAGTCAGGGATTAATTGCAAATACTAGAACAGCAACAGCGCCACAAGAAATTATATACGGTACAATCCGTAAAGGCGGTGTAGTATCTTACGTTGAAAGTACAGGTGATACTAATAAATTTCTGCACCAAATAATTGTTTTGGGTGGACATGAAGTTAATGGCATTGGCTCTGTTTATATCAATGACGCAACTGTAACAATTGGCTCAGATTATTTTGTTTCTGATGCGAGGTGGAAAGACGCAGACAGTAACGCTAAGATATATATTCGCAAGTTTACAGGCGCTGATAACCAAAATGTTTACAGCACACTAAACGCTATTACAGATCCCCCAGAATGGAAAATAGACGGGGTTGCTCCTAGCGCTGGTCAAGATACAAATTTTAAAGGTGAAGGGATTGCTTGTCTCTATGTTCGCATGGAGTATGATCAAAATGTTTTTGCTGAGGGAATACCTTTATTCACTGCAATAGTTGAGGGCAAAAAGGTTTATGATCCCAGAAATTCTAGCACTGCTTTCTCAGCAAATGCGGCTCTATGTATTCGTGATTATCTCACTAGCTCTTATGGTGTAGATAATACAGGCGTCACTCTTGATACAACTTTCTCAGCAGCTGCTAATGCCTGTGATGAAACTGTTACCTTATCTGGTGGCGGCACTGAAAAGCGCTATGAGCTAAACGGTGTTGTAAGTTTAGACAGAAGCCCGTCTGATATTCTAGCAGATATGATGACTTCTTGCGCTGCTACATTATTTTGGGGTCAGGGTAACTGGCAATTAAAAGTAGGAGAATACACAGCAGCTGTTAAAACTTTTACCCTAGATGATTTTAGATCTGGGATTAGCGTTGAAACAAAACCTAGCAGACGCGATAGCTTTAACATTGTTCGCGGAATGTTTAATTCTGCTGCTGACGATTATATACGCACTGATTATCCAGAAATAAGAAGCTCAACCTTTATTACAAATGATGCTGGTGTAGAAAGCGCTGTTGACTTAGCCCTACCCTACACAACGTCTAGCGCTATGGCTCAAAGATTAGCCAAGATGACTTTGTTTAGAGCGCGTGAAAGCATGACCGTTTCAGCGGATTTTGGGTTAGATGCTTTTAACGTTCAAGTTGGTGACGTTGTAGGAATAACCAATAGCCGTTACGGATGGAGTGCAAAAGAATTTGAGGTAGTTGGTTGGAAGTTTTCAAACGATAGTTCCAGCGGTGAACTAAGTGTAAGCTTAACACTTCGTGAAACATCTTCAGCTGCTTTTAGTTGGTCAGCAGAAGAAAGCGAAATACTAAGTAACAATTCGACGCTCCCAAGCGTAGGCGCTAGTCTTGCTATTGCTGCTCTCAATATTTCTGGCGGTGGGCGTACTGCTGGTGATGGTACTTTTATTCATAGTGCAATTGTTTCTTGGACTGCTCCAAGCAATAGTTTCATCTCTCATTATGAAGTTGAATACAAAGCCACAAGCGATAGTAATTATCATTCGACAACAACAACAGAAACAAGCATTGAACTAAGTCCGTTAGTGGACGCTGTAGAATATACATTCAGGGTCAGGGCTGTAACCGTACAGGGCATTAAAGGCTCATTTGTTACAGCAACTTTTACAGGCGGTGGTGATACAACTGCTCCAGCCCTACCAACTGCTATATCTGCTACAGGTGGATTTAAGTTTATTACTATAAATTGGACTAATCCAACTGACTCAGATTTGAATTTTGTAGAGATTTATGAAAATAGTACCAATAGTTCAACTGGTGCAACAAAAGTTGGTGTTTCAGGTGGCGATACATTTACAAGAACAAATCTTGGATTAAATCAAACAAAATATTATTTTTTAAAATCAGTAGATTATACTGGGAATAAATCTGCTTTTACGACAGGAGTATCAGCAACAACAACTTATCTGGATGATCCTGATTTTGAAAATGGCATAAGACAAATATTTATTGATGCAGGTTTAGATATGATACAACCTGTTTCATCGTTACCTTCCAGTGGGGATTTTGTTGGGCAGAACGTATATTTAACAAGCGATAATGTTTTGTATGCTTGGAATGGGTCTTCGTGGGCAGCAAATACCGCAGGTGCAACATCTTTCTCAGGATTAAGTGGCTCAATTGCTATAGGACAAATACCTAATAGTCTCATAACAGAACTTAAACTTGCTGATAATAGTGTTACAGCAAATAAAATTAGTGCCAATGCTGTTGGCGCAAATGAAATAGCAGCAAATTCAATTACTGGTAACAAAATAGTAGCTAATACAATAACAGGAGGACTTTTAGCTACAGCAGGTATTATTACAAATTCTGCACAAATAGATCAAGGAATTATTGGTGCAGCAAGTATTACAGATGCAAGTATTACTACTGCAAAGATTGGTAATAATGTTGTTACGTTTCCTCAAATGGCAACTGGATCATCACTGACGGATGTTCAATTTACCGATACTGCTCTCAAAACACTTGTAACATTGACTGTATCTAACACAGGAGCAAGCGCACAAGTTGTTGCTAATCTATTTGCAACGCATAGGAATAATAATTATGTAACAGCGTCAGGTGAGTATCGTAAGTTTAATTATAATTTAAGAAAAAATGGAACAAGTATAGCAGGGTTAAGTGGAGCTATGGTAGGACACTTCAATGCTCCATCATTTACTTTGCAAGCTTTAGATAATAATACAAGTGCTTCTACTATCACCTATACACTTACAGTACAAAATACTGGCGGCAATACATCATGGACTAGGTTTCTATATCCAACAATCTCATATTTGGAACTTAAGAAATGAATTGTTATACTATTTACAATTCAGAAAAAATTATTTCCATTTTAAATTGTTCTGAGGAAACACTTGATTTAAATGTAAATGAAGGCGAGTCATATGTTGAAGGTAAATTTACAGATGAATATTACTACGTCAAAAATAATCAATTAAAAGAATACCCTGTTAAACCTGATTACCCTGTAACCTTTAATGCAGATACTGAGCAATGGGTAGCAGATGATAACCTTGCTCTTAATAATTTCAGACAAGAACGGAATGAAAGACTAGCAGCAACCGATTGGACACAAGCGGCTGACAGTCCGTTATCTGAAACTGACAAACAAAATTATCGCACACTAAGACAGATTTTGAGGGATATGCCGCAAGCTGACGGCTTTGATCCTCTCAACCCCGTATGGCCTACCTTGCCATAATGCCAACCAAATAAGGAGATCTTAAAAATGGCTACATTAAATGACAGAGTGCTAGACTCTGGTCTCACAACCCTAGACACAGAAGCAAATAGAATAGACGTGTGTAGTCAAGAGCCGACTACATATGCTGAAGCTACTTCTACTTACACACTAGGAAACTCTACATCACTTTCTGGCGCTGCACCTTCTGACAGATCTGGCGGTGGGCGTGAGGTTGTTTTTGCGGCAATCACAGATGGAAGTATTACAGGCACTGGCACTGCTACTCACTATTCCATCAGCGATACAAATAATAGCAGATTGCTTGTCACTGGCAGCTTATCAGCTTCTCAGTCTGTCACTAACGGAAACTCATTTACAGGCGCTTCATTTGCTACGGGTATTCCAGATCCATCATAAGGAATTAGCTAATGGTTATGACTACAAAAACAGTTCATCACTTTGAGTTTGTTTCTGATGAAGTCGCAAAAAAAATATCTGACAAAGGCTACACGACAGATTTGAAGAGCGATGAGGCTCAAGAAGAGAAGAAAAAAGAAACGGAAAAGTAGATGGTAAAATTTGCTGATAGGGTCTCTGTCTCAACTAGCAGTACGGGCACGGGTACAATAAGTTTAGGCTCTCCCCGTAGTGGCTATCAAAGTTTTGCAGATGGTGGGATTGCAGACGGGGATACAACCGTTTTTGTAATAGAAGATGGTACTGCCTGGGAAATATCTCAAGGGGTCTATACACACTCCGGCCAAACTTTGACCCGTGTGCTCCGTAGTAGCTCTACTGGTTCGCTTCTTAATCTTAGCGGTTCTGCATATGTCTTTATCAGTCCGTCTTCTGCTGATCTAACTCTTTCGGGTGCTGCTCACAATTTTACAGCATTTACAGCGACAGCTGGGCAAACCAGTTTTAGCGTAAATTATACAGTTGGTAACATCCTGGTGTTTATGAACGGAGCTAAATTAGATAGCTCCTCATTTACGTCAAGCTCAGGAACAGCTGTTGTTTTAGGCGCAGGGGCTAGTGCTGGCGATATTGTTGAAGTGGTAGAGTATGGCGGTGCTTCTGCAAATTATTCGACAACTGAGTTTACAGCAACAGCTGGGCAAACTGCATTTAGTGGCAGTTATAACATTAATAAAAGTGCGGTCTACATAAACGGCATTTTGCTTTTACCGAATACCGATTATTCAATTTCTTCCAGCACAGTAACTTTAGTTTCTGGCGGTAATGCTGGGGATATTGTGCAAGTTCAACAGTATGCAATTTAAGGATCTGATATGAGTATAAACAGAAATTTAGCAACTTTTGCAAAAGATGTTCAAACAGACGGAAGCTTAAAAGGTATAGCTGTTACTGTCACGGTTGCTGGCGGTAAGTTTGTTGTAGATGGAACTTCACAACAGGATATGTTTATTCCCAAGGGTGTTAAATATAGATTTGATGTAAGCGATAGTACAAATTCAAATCACCCACTTAGATTTAGCACAACTTCAGACGGTACTCATGGCAGTGGTTCGGCTTATACAACTGGTGTTACAACATCAGGAACAGCAGGTAGCGCAGGGGCATATGTAGAAGTCCAATTACAGCAAGACGCTCCTGATCAACTTTATTATTATTGCGGAAATCATAGCGGTATGGGTGCTGGTGCAGAAACTGCTCCTGTTGCCGTTAGCTCTTACAGTGACAGCGATGTAGATACTCATTTAAATACAAGCGCTGCATCCAGTGGACAGCTATTAGGTTGGAACGGCTCAGATTATGCTTGGGTTGCAGACAGTGATACTAGCGGAATTGATAATATTGTTGAAGATACTTCTCCTCAATTGGGAGGCTCGCTTGATGTTAATGGACAGTCAATCGTCTCTGCATCAAATGGCAATATTTCAATAACGCCAAACGGTTCTGGCAAAGTAATTATTGATGGTCTGTCTCACCCAACAGCAGATGGTTCAGCTAACCAAGTTTTAAAAACAGATGGTAGTGGAAATTTAAGCTTCACTACAATGGCTAGTGGTGGATTAGGTAATATTTCTGAGGACACTTCTCCCCAGTTAGGCGGTGATTTAGATGTTCAGACCAATAGTATCGTATCTACTTCCAATAGAAATATAGCTATTACTCCTAATGGTTCGGGGAAGGTTATCTTAGATGGTTTATCTTTTCCAACAGCAGATGGAAGTGCAGATCAAGTCCTAAAAACGGATGGATCAGGAAATTTAAGTTTTGTAGATCAGGCAACAGGTGGTGGAGGAGGTAATTTAACTGCCGTAGCAACAGGAGCATTAACTGATGGCGCAACGGTTGCGATCAATGCAGATGGAACGGTAAGTATAATAGAGGCACCAAGAACACAGAATATAGGTGCGCAATCTATTTTTGATACAACGCAATATACTGAAACACCGAATGCTGTTTATCATGCAGCATTAAATAAAATAGTAATTATCTATTCTGACAGACTAAATAATAGCTATTATTTGACTGGTGTTGTTGGAACGGTTTCTGGTGAAACAATCAGCTTTGGAACCAAAACTACTTTACATTCTTCAAATTCTAAACAAATTGCTACTATATATGATCCTGTTAGCGAAAAAATTGTTGTTGCTTTTGGAGATTGGGGTGATAGCGGTGCAGGAAAAACAAAAGTAATTACATTAGCGGCTAATGGAAGTCTTAGCGTTGGATCAGCAACCACGCACGGAACTGGTACATATCATTATTTCCATGATTTTGCTTATGACTCAGGTAATTCCCAAATAATTATGTCATATCGTGGAACAAGTAATAAAGGATTTACCTCAGTTGGAAGTGTTAGTGGAACCTCAATTTCTTTTTCAAGTCCAACTTATTCTCACAATGGTGCTACTTTTCATAATAAAGTTGAATATGATCCAGTAAATGCAAGGGTAGTTTATGCGTTTCGTAGAGATGATGTTAGCCCAACGCAAGTTGCTACTGCCGTAGGTACAATTACACAACAACATATTGGCATGGCGGCTGCAGTAAATTTACGACAAGGTGAAGATGTTGATCTTACCTACGATACAAACTCTGGAAAAATGTTGTTACTCATGCAAGATGAGGTGGGTGCTACTGAATATTTGGGAGGTTTTGTTGGAACAGTAGCAAGTAGTGGAAATAGTATTTCTTTTGGTAGTATAACCCATATTGAAAGTGCCAAAGGAAATACTCCAAACGCAATATACGATCCAACTTCAAAAAAGATACTTGTTGTTTATGGAAAGGATGCTTCACCATATAATAAAAGATACGCATATGCGACTATCTCAGGAACAAGTGTAAGCTTTAGTACACCTGCCAATTTAGGCACTACTCAAAAGAACTCAGGACACAATCCATTAGCTTATGACTCTTCAAATGATAGAATTATATTTGCTTTTACAGATCAAGATAGTGACAATAGCTATGATGGTGAGGCTGTTGTTTGGCGTACGCCCACGACTGGAGGTGCTACACTAACAGCGGAAAATTTTATAGGTATATCTGACGGTGCTTACGCTAATGGTGCTACAGCGACAATCCAAACGGCAGGTTCGGTAGATGATGCTCAAAGTGGTTTGACAGCAGGGCAGACTTATTATGTGCAAGCTGCAACTGGAGGTTTGTCAACGACACCAGATACGATTTCAGTGGTAGCAGGTACAGCGATTTCTGCGACTAAATTACTGATAAATCCAGATAGTGACCCAACAATAACAAGCTATACAAATAGTGACGTTGATAGTCATCTTAATGTAAGTGGTGCTTCTTCTGGGCAAGTATTAAGTTGGAACGGAAGTGATTATGCTTGGACAAATGACAGTACATCACCATCGTTAAATGGTACAGCGGCAGGTGCACTAGCAAATGGTGATATGGTAATCATCAATGCAGACGGCACTGTAAGTGCGATTGGCACACAAAGCGTAAGTGATGCTATAGGTTCAGAAACAGTTTTTAACACGGGAACTTCTGGCTCAAGATATATGTCTTCGGTAACCGATCCAGGTTCAGGAAAAATAGTTCTTTTCTATCAAGATCAATCGAATAGTGAATATGGTACAGCAGTAGTCGGAACAATTAGTGGAACTACAATTTCTTTTGGAACACCTTCTGTTTTTAACACAGGTGCAACATCTTGGATTAATGCAGCTTATCATACTGCATCAAGTTCAATTGTGTGTTTCTATTTAGATGAAACAAATAATGGTAATTGCAATGCTGTAATAGCGACTGTCAGTGGCACAAGCGTTAGTTTTGGATCAGAGCAAAATGTAGCGAGAGGGGCATATGCTGAAGTTGACTATGACACAGTTAATGGAAAGTTTTTGCTATGCTATAGTGATGCAAATGATAGTTATAAAATTAACGCACGTGTAATTTCTGTAAGTGGTGGAACTATATCAGCAGGGACAAATGCACGAATCTCTAATGATGATGGTACTATGTCCCCTAGACCTGTCTATGATGCTAACGCTCAAAAATTCCTTATTTCTTATAGAGGTGCATCACAATATGGAAAATGTAGGGTCGCTACTATCAGCGGAACGTCAGTAAGCTTTGGTACAGAGGTAGAATTTAATAGTGGTTCTACTGCTTATTTAGACTCAACGTATGACGCAAGCGCACAGAAAGTTGTAATTGCTTTCTCTGATGATGGTCTGGGAGGTTTAGGAAGAATAAGAGCAGCTACTATCAGTGGCACAAGTGTTTCTTTTGGTAGTGAACAATCTTTAAATTCTGCGGATATAAACAGAATTGAAATAGATTATGATGCCAATGCAGAAGTATTAGTCGCTGTGTATGAAAAAAATATTGGCAGCTCTTTGGTGGCAAATAGAATTACTTTAAGCGGAACAACATTTACTGTTGGCGCAGAATTTACCTTAAATTCTGGAACTTCTGACTACCCTCACATTGCTTACGACTCCAATAGTAAACGTATGATTGCGGCATACAGAGATGATGGTAATTCCAATAAAGGTACAGCAATAATTATTCAAAATGCTTTTTCAGTAACAAGATCACTCACCTCAGAAAACTTCATTGGTGTTTCAAATGCTGCGTATGCAGATGGTGCAACGGCTACAGTGCAGATTGCAGGGGCAGTTGATGACGCTCAAAGTGGTCTTACAGCAGGTCAGAGTTATTATGTTCAAGCTGATGGATCATTAGGAACAAGCCCTGATACAATTGCAGTAATGGCAGGTACGGCTCTTAGTGCAACTCAATTATCAATAAATCCTGATACTAATCCTGCAAGTTATACAAATACTCAAGTAGATGCACACCTCAATCTAAGTGGAGCATCTAGTGGGCAAGTTCTAAGTTACAATGGTTCAGATTATGCTTGGACAGATGATGCGACAGGGGCAGGTAGTATTACAGCTACAGCATCAGGAGCATTAGCAAACGGAGACATGGTTGTTCTTAACTCAGATGGAACAGTTAGTGTTGTCGCAGATAGTACACAAGCTTTTGCTGTTGGTACTCCTGCAACTGTTTACTCTAGTAGTATAGCTAATGATCCTACAGCAGTTTATCATTCTGGAATAAACAAGATAGTCGCTGTATACCGAGATAGCAGCAGCAATACTACCTATGCTGCACTAGGAACAATCTCAGGAACGTCTGTTACGTTTGCAAACCAAGTTACCTTCGAAAGTTCTCACACTATTGATTATCTTGCTACTGCTTATGATCCCAATTCACAAGCTGTTGTCTGTAGTTACCGAAAACAAGGGAATCCCTTTTATTGGGGCGCAAAAGCTATGACGGTGTCAGGCACAACTATTACGGTAGGAGGAGCAAAGAATTTAGCAAGTTTTCAACCAGGAATGTGTGATGTTGTCTTTGATAGCAATGAAAATAGATTTGTCTTTGCTGCAATCAATTTTGATCAATCATATAGACTAGAAACTGTTGTTGGTACAGTCTCAGGAACCACAATTACAAGCGGATCAGCGCAAACAATTAACAGTGCTGCATATGGTCATCATATGGCTTTTGACAGTGGCAGTAACAAAGTTGTACTTGTTTTCAGAGATAATGCTAATAGTCTCTATGGTGCAGCTAAAGTTCTTACTGTATCAAACAGTTCCAACTCACTTTCTATAGGTAGTACAACTTACTTTAATTCTGATAGGTCTGATGACCCTAGAGTAGCTTATGACGTTAATGCTAATAAAGTAGTTGTCGCTTATGAGGATTATAACAACAGTGAAGCTCAAACATTGCAAGTGGGGACTGTTTCGGGCACAAGTATCAGTTTTGGGTCAAAAATTACTGGCTTTGTTGATCATAACTCCAATTCAAAAACTATTGTTTATGATCCAGACAATCAAAATATAGCGTTGTTTTACCGTAGATGGACAGCCTCTTTAAATGATACTGTTTATTTTCCTGTAACTGTGTCGGGTACAAGTGCAACAGTAGGGTCTGCAAGCACAATTTTAAGTAGTTCAGATCAATTAGAAGCTTATAGTACAAGATGGGTAACTTATGATACAACTGCTAATAAATTTTTGGTAATCTTTAAGAATGACAGTGATAGTCAAGCGCAAGCTGTTGTAGTACAAAGCCCATTTGACGGATCAACAAACCTTACAGATGAAAACTTTTTAGGTGTATCTGATGGAGCTTACAGCAATGGTGCTACTGCAACTATTCAAACCGCAGGGTCAGTAGATGATGCTCAATCAAGTTTAACACCTGCACAAACTTACTTTGTTCAAAGCACTGGCGGTATCGGGCTTACTCCTAGCTCACCTTCCGTTGTCGCAGGTACAGCTATCTCTGCAACAAAGTTACTTGTTAAATCTGGACAGCCAATTGAGAAGCCAAACACAACACAAGTTGTTGCTAATGGTGCGTTATCTGATGGTACTAAAGTTTGTGTAAATGCAGATGGAACAGTTAGTGCAATTGCTGCAACCCAACAAAGCGCATCGGCTGGAACAGAGGCTGTATATTATGGTGGTAATAGATGGACAGGCGGTAGTCAGGGTTCTGGTTATGTTTACGGTGTGGGTATGCACTCAAATGAAGGTATCGTTTACGACTCTACAAATAATAGAGTGATCTTTTTAACTAATGATGGTTGGTATAACCGCATAACCGCAGTAGTGGGAACTATCTCAGGTAATACGGTTGGAAGTTTGACAGAAACAGCAGTAAACGGTACTAATTCCGGTTCACATTTCAGTGGAATTTATGATCCTGATAATTCTAAAATTATTGTAGTTTTTAGAGATAATGATAACAGTAACTATGTCACTGCCAAAGTTGGGACGGTCGATCCTTCTAATAACACTGTAAGTTTTGGATCAAACGTTGTTGTAGAAAGTAGTGCAATAAGTGAAAATCCTACTCTTGCCTATGATACTGCAAATAATAAAGTCATTGTTGGGTACTACTCTAATGCGCTTGGTAAGGTCGCAGTTGGAACTGTTTCGGGTACGTCTATTAGTTTTGGGAGTGCTACTGCTATAAGTCAGGGCAATACCTACACCATGGCACTAGGTTATGATGCTTCAGCAGGGAAAGTAGTTTTAGTTTCTGCTGATCCTTGGGAAACAAACGGGTCATATGGTCTTTCATATATTCGCGTTGGAACGGTAAGCGGTACGTCAATAAGCTTTGGAACTGCTGTACAAATAGCAAAGTTAACTGGTCAAACTGTCCGTATTAAAAGTCCTAGTGTTATGTATGACGATACAAACCAAAAATGCGTTATTTCTTATGTAGAAGATAATTCAAATATTATAGCTAGAGGTGTAAGCATTTCTGGCACTACTCCAAGTCTGCTCTCTGGATCATCACTTTATTCCTCAACTTCTTATGAAACCGTTGCAAGATATGATCCTTTAAGTCAGACTTTTCTTGTTGCATATCAAGTTTCTTCTGCTGCAAAATACAAAACTTTTAAATTCAATGGAAGCGCAATAACTAACATTGGTAGTGAAGTTAGCATGGGTAATCCTATGCAGTACCTTGGAGCACGCGAAACGAACGACGGTAAATTTGTTATCTATTATAATGAAAGTGGTCAGAGTGATAATGAAGGGCGCTATGTCGTAGTTACAAATGCTTTCAGTCAAAACAACCTAACAGCGACAAACTATATTGGCGTTTCTGATGCAGCTTATGCAGACGGTGCAACTGCTACGATACAAGTTGCAGGGGCAACAGATGATGCACAAAGTGGACTGACAGCAGGGCAGCTTTATTATGTGCAGAATGACGGAACACTAAGTACTACAGCCGACAGTCCATCTGTAATTGCAGGTACGGCTTTATCAGCATCAAAATTAATCGTGAAAGGATAGTAAATGAAAATTATAGTAGAAACTGAAAACAACATTTCTAAATATGCAATCGCTGACGATGTAACTGTTGAGTCAACAGCAGCCAATATTACAGTCGGTGATCCAGTACAGTTTATTATTGGTGATCTAAATGACGCTAATACTACAGTCTATGCAGACGTTGCTGATACTCCTGATGATTGGATTGGAAACAAGTATTGCTACAATGGCAAAAAATGGACAGCTAATGCTGACTATGTAGAGCCAACAGACGATGACAGCGGTGAGTAATACCTAATCCATGTTTGGATTTTCTCCCATTGCATCAGCGCCCATTGCGGATGATGTAACGGTAAATGTTGTCAATATTACTCCTAGTAGCATTGTTACAGGCGCTCCAGTAGTTGATAATTTCTCTGCTACTGTAGTCCACAATTTTACTTTTAGTGATGTTGTAACTGGCGCTCCAGTTGTAGAGAATACTGCTGTAAGCGTTACCAGTGCTATTACATTTAATGGTGTCGGTGTTGGCTCTCCCCAGATAGAAAATCTAAGCTTTACGCAAACACACGCTCTTACCACACTCAACATTGCAACAGCGCCACCAGTTGTCGCCAGCTTTGCGCTGACACAAAATCACAGCTTTACTTTTAGTAACGTTGTAGCTGGTGCTCCTATTGTACAAAACTTTAATTGTGCAGAGCGTGAAACATTAGTTTCTGAGAACGTTTATACTGGCGCTCCAGTAGTTGACAATCTAGCACTAACCCAAGCTCAGATTATAGCGGTTGGCAATGTTACAGCTGGCTCACCAGCAATTGCTAACTATGCACTAACACAAAATCATTCATTTACTTTTAACGGTGTTACAACTGGCTCTCCAGTAGTTCCAAGCTTTACAGCAGCAGAAGATGAAACATTTGTTTTCAGCAATGTTGTGGCTGGCTCACCAGCAGTTGATAACTATGCACTTACACTAAATCACTCACTTACTTTTAATAATGTTACAGCTGGCTCTCCAACAATCGGAAGCACAACTATTGCTCTGTCTGACGCTTTTGTTCTGACGGGCGTTACTTCTGGTAATCCTGTTGCAGACAACTTTGCAGTCACACAAACTCACAGCTTTACATTTAATAATGTGGTAACTGGCTCTCCAGCAGTGCCAACCTTCTCAGCAGCTGAAGATGAAACATTTGTATTCACTAACGTTGCTTCTGGTTCGCCAGATATTGCAAGCTTTAGCTTTACTCAAAACCATAACTTTACATTCAGTAATGTTACTGCTGGCGCTCCAGTAGTAGGCGCTTATAACGTTACAAGTATTCTCAGCAACATAACGTTTGCTGACGTCGTAGCTGGTGCTCCAGATGTAAGCTCATTTGCTGCAACGCAAGATCAGGTCTTTACTTTTAATAGTGTAGAAACTGGTAGTGTTTCAATTCCTACTCTGCTTCTAAATGTTGGAACGTTAAGCATTGTTGAGTTTGGAGATACAAGCAAAAATACAGCTGACGTTCCATCAGCTACGTCTAGAAATTCAGTCACAGTTTCAGAGGTATAATAATGGCTTTTAATATTAAGCAAAACGATACAAGTCCACAGATAGCCGCGACTCTAAAAGATGGGTCAGGTAATGCCAGGGATATAACTGGAGCTTCTGTAAGATTTCATATGAGACGGATAGGCGCAGCAAGTGCTTCTGTTACCTCAGATGCAACTATTCTAGTTGCTGCTTCTGGAAGTGTTAAATACGTATGGCAAACTGGAGACACTTCTACAGCTGGCAGTTTCCAAGCTGAGTTTCAAGTTACTTTTGCGGATGGTGGAATTGAAACGTTTCCGAATGACGGATCAATAGCAATCGACATAACACCTGAGTTAGCATGATGGATGATAAACGCACAGTAGCAAGCGCTCACAAGCGTATAGACGAACTATCTATGAACTTACTAGAGCTTTCGACAATTGTGAAACTACAGCATAAGGATTTGTACGGGCGTATAAAACTAATTCAAAGTATTATCATAGGTGCTAGCGGTGCAATTATGTTGATGCTGGCTACGGTTCTTATTCAAGTAGTCTAAGATGGTTGATCCAATCACAGCTGTATCAGCTACGCTTGCGACAATCTCAGGCGGTATAAAAGCTGGCAAACAACTTTATGCAATGAAGAATGAAATTGTCAGTTTTTTTGACGGTGTAGATGATGCGAAAGCTAAACATGCTAAGAAGAAAAACAGCATATTTGCTGGGTCAAATGAAGAAGGTCTTGCAACCTACTTTGACGCTATGGCGGCTAAAGACGCGGAAGAAAATTTACGCGAACTAATCGTCAATTCTAGGGGGCTATCCAGCTATCAAGAATTGCAGAACATCCGTAAAGAAATACGGCAAGAGCGCAAAGCAGCTGAGGCACAGCGCCAGTTAGAACGTCAGAAACGTGCAGAAGCAGCGCTGACTGTTGCGGTTATTGTCGTTGCTGCTGTTGCATTATTTGGCGGCATGTATCTGTTTGCAATCTATATGGGCTGGTTATCTTTCTGATGTTTGTCTTGCTCTGGGTAATGCTAACGACAGCTGGTGAGCTAAAGCATTATCATATTAGTTCTCACAGCACTGAACAATCTTGTGAGGCTGATTTAAAGCGCTCTAAAATCTTGGTCACAACTAAAAACAGCAAAGTTATCTGCATAAAAATTGAACGGTAAATGTATCTGCGACAGTGGAAGCTCAAGTACGTTCTCTACAACGATAAGGGCTATGTGCTGATTATCAGTAGAGATCTCAATATTATTAGAAAAATAATAAAGGATTTAAAAAAATGAACGAACTTATTCCAGACAAAAAAGCCTATCAGCTGAATAAAAGAATTATGGCTTATTTAGCTATGGCAATGATGGGTATTGTGACAGTCGCTACTGTTGTGTGGCCTGGTCAAATGGCAGAAGCTGACAGCATATTAATGGCACAGTATCTAGCTCTCAGTGGCCTTGTAGGTGCGTATTTTGGCTTCTCTGCAAAGTCTAATAGTAGCACTAAGATAGAGGCTAAGTCATAATGTTAGGTCTTGTTGAAAAGCTTATTAATCCGGTTAGTTCTATTCTCGACAAAGTAATAGAGGACAAAGACCAAAAAGCTAAACTAGCGCATGAAATCGCTACAATGTCTGAGAAACTTGCTGCTGAAAATGCTGCACTTCAAGCACAAGCAAACGTAGAAGCCGCCAAGCACCCTAGCCTTTTTGTGGCTGGTGCAAGGCCAGCTATCTTATGGTGCTGCACATTAGGCTTATTTCTAAATTTCTTTGTGATGCCAATAGCAGATTGGGTAGTAGCTGTCTGGTATCCTGACGTAGTTCTTTTTGAGCTTGATACAGGATCACTGATGACATTGACGCTATCACTTTTAGGCGTTTCTGGCCTCAGATCATTCGAGAAATCCAAAGGTGTAGCTAGGGAGAATATGAAAAAATGACCACTACTATTGCACTTTGTTTGCTCACAGCTGTTACAATTAACACTTGTGCTAATGTGTATCGCTTATATCTGGAAATGAAAAAATGAGTGATGCATTACGCCACCTTCAAGAGCGCTGTGGGTGTACTCCAGATGGGGCATTTGGGAGACAGACAGCTAAGGGAATTGTTGGCTTCTATGAGCTATCCCCTGAGCGTGGAGCGCACTTACTAGGTCAGGTGCATCACGAGTCAGGAAACTTTAGATACACCCGTGAGAACCTTAATTACAGCGTTGAGGCTATGATGCGCGTGTGGCCTAGCAGATTTCCTACAGAAGAGAGCGCAGAACCTTACGCTAGAAATCCTAAAGCATTAGCTAGAAAAGTTTATTCGGGGCGCATGGGTAATAATGAAGATGCTGCTGAGAAATACATAGGCAGAGGTTTTCTGATGCTGACGGGCTTTGACAACCACAAAGCATTTGCTTCTGACATGGCCTTGCCCCAGATCCTACAAGACCCCAGCTTGCTTGAAAAAGAGTATGCAATAGAAACGGCGCTTTGGTTCTTTAGTCGGAACAAGCTCTGGGAAATATGTGATGAAGGTGTTTCTGACGATACGATAAAAACCCTGACACGTAAGATTAACGGTGGTTATACAGGGCTTTCACATAGACAGAAAGAAACTAAGAAAATCTATCAGTGGCTGATTTAACGTTTGAATCTTTTATTTGCTATTTCTTCACGGTTCTGCATTTCAATATTAGTTCTTTCACTAATTATCATTACGTTTGCACTACCAGCACCCGTATTGATTAAACCATCTTGATAGTCTCTAGCGTCTTTTAATTTTTTAAATTTTTTACGTAAGCACCACGTTTCATAAATATAGATATATAAATTATACATCAGTTAATCTCCGGTCTTGGCATTGGTTTTATAGTCATGTCAAAGCTGCTCACAACTTCTGACTTCTCACACCATAAATAAATGTGCTTGTCGCTAATATTGTCAGCAATATAATCATATAATTTTTCTGCGTGATCCATAGCCTCTAAACATTGTTCATAGCTCTGCATCCAGAATCGCGCTGTGACGTGTTCACCATCTATTCTATAGCCAAGGATCATTGCTGTATAAAATGCTATTATCATTCTTTCGCCTCTAATCTGTGCTGTCTTATATCCTCAACAGCTTCTGCTAATTGTCGTAACTGCAAACCCATTTCTGGGGTTATGTGACCACTGAAAAGAGCGCGTCTATCTTTAGCGTGGACTGCTTCACCAGCTTTTAAACTGAAGGTACAAGCGCTCTGATCTAGTTCAAACGTGACGTGTGCCACTTGCAGTTTCTCTGTTTTCAAAAGTCTGCTCTGCTCTGCTGATAGCTTTGTGAAATTCAAATCTGTCAAGTTCATGGGCGGCTTGCTCTAGTGTTAGAGCTAAATCACAATCACCTAACGAATTTGCTGCTGCTCTTAGTTTGCTTGCCAACGTCATTGTTCAAGCTCTCTAGGATAGTAGCTAGGTCTATCGTTATAATAGCTCTCACTTAGATAGTTCTTGCTGACTAAATGATTGACTATTGCATGTGCGGTAGATCGTGCTGACCGTTGCTCAAGAATCTGTTTATTGTTTATTCTCCCCTCACAGATTTCTCTGAGCGACGGACAGCGTTTTTCTACTTCCCAAAATTTCTTGTAGAAGTCGTAAACTTCTTTTTGCTTTTGCGTTAATGAAGGGCGCATTGTTCCCCCTTCACCTCTATCACTAGCTCTGTTTCAAAGCGCGTGAAATAATAATTTTCTGTTTCAAAAGAAGTCAAACTAAGCGCGGCTAATGCCTCACCTATCATTTGTTCCATTAGCTCTATTGCGTCTTGGTAACTTTCTAGTTGCGTACTAGCAACATGATAACAACCACAAATATCTAGCAGATCTTTACGCAATTTATCAGAAAGCTCTACAACTGCTTTGTCTGCATTGCTCATTGGAATATACCAGCAAGCACTATTGCAGCGTAGAATATAATAAATAGTGAAATAGCACCTAGAATGTCACCAGCTATCTCAAACAGTCTATCCTGTTCATTCTGTTTAGTCTGGTCTGTTTGTTCTGTTTGTGTTAAATTTCTGAACGCTCTGTAAATACTAACAATGTATATATTATGCGAAAAGCGTTTATAGATTGATTGCCTCATTATTGTTTTCTCACCTCTTTTTAATTAATACTTAGCCTAACACGTATTAAACCTTTTTACATGTTCTTTTTGTTTAAGCCTTTTTTACGTTTCCACGCCTCTACAGCTGCGTGATGTTCGTCGCTAAAAAGTGATTTATTGTTTACTGGCTCTGGTGGCTGGTTGTGCTGGCGCATCTCGAAATCTTCCCGAAATTGCTTGCTCTTTCTAGCAAAGTAATATGACTCTGGTTCTCTCAGATCTTCACGGGCTTCAATCTCTCTCACTCCGTTCATATCTACCAGGCTATTTTTCTCTGTTATATATTCATACATTGCTGCCCCTCTTGTCCTGGTGCTTTCAGGTTTCACCCTGCTGCAATGAATATTCGCTCTAGTTATTTCATTCTGAGCCATGAATACTTTATCAGACATATTTGCTTCTTTGATGCCTAGTACACGCTCTATGTTATCGGCTAGCTCACGTAAAATTCTTACGTTTGCTTGCAGATGGTCAACGTGCCAACAGAGCATTTCAAGGCGTCTGCTTTGACGTATTCCACCGCCTCTTAACTTTCGTGCAGTTGGGTTATCAAGTTTTCTTCTCTTCATACTACAACCTTACTCGTACATAATTAGTACAGTCAACGTGTCGAAACTGAATATTTACTGTGCAGTACTGCCACGCTTTTGCATGTTTTTAAAATACTCTCGCTCTGACGAACGATACTCAAAAAAATCTCTACGCGCACTGTCCTCAGTAAGCCGCAAAGTAGTGTCTACATAATATTCTGAGAACCATAACGCATTATTCAATAATGTTCGGCTAGGCAAATAATGCCGCTGAAAACCCTCTTTGTTGTTACGATAAATGTATTTCTTACTGTGCATATCCGACAGATCCTTCGACACACTTGTACGGTCACGTTTTAAATATTCAGCCGCCTCAGCAACCGTCCAGCCATTAATAATTGGAGTTTTTGCAAACATCCAAAACATCATTTGTCGGTTTGGCGTTGCAAAGATATAGTCACACATTTCGTTTCTCTCTGACCAAGCCTTTTTGTCTAGATAAATTTCATGCTCTAACGCAATTTGTGTTTGCAAAAATGCGTTTGTCAAATGCTCACGAAAGTCGCGCAGATCGTTTCCATCTTTAGGAAAGTTAGTTAGCCTATCTTTTTTGTCGGTCAGTATGACTTCCTGTTTTCCAATAAAGTCTCTGCACTCACACACGTCGTCAACACACGGCTGCCCACAGTGCTCACATTTATCGTCATAATAGTTACCGATTGTACGATACCTTTGTGTTTCGTTTATCTTATTCATTCGCTTACCCTTCTTACTATAGCGCTTATGGTTGATTGATAAAACTTTCTACCCTTAGCAGTCTTGACGCCTTGACGATTTAGCTCTTGGGCAATGCGATTCAAGCTTAACCCACGGTCAAGGTACGGTTTAATAGTTGGAAAAATCTTAGACGCAAAATCATCAGACTTACTAATTCTAGCCTGTTTCATGGCTTCCGTGGCTTGGGGCGTACCTAGCTTAGTAATTTTTCTACCCTTGCTGCTATAAACCTCTTCTCCAGCCGCTAATCTCAATTTAATAGACTGCAAAGCTTTCTTAGATCTTGTCAATAATTTTTCTTTAGCTACTTCAGCTGAGTACGCTAAGACGCTGATAGAATGAGAATTTATGCTAGGATCGTCAGCAACCTCTATGCTGATCCCCTTCTCTGCTATCTGATCTAATAGCCGTAAAGCTTTCCACTTGCGATTCGTTAAGCCAGTAGCTGACGCAACGGCAAGTACGCTAACTGAAGTCTCAGCTGCTGTTATTGCGTACTGCAATTCTGTACGCGCTTCATAGGCTAGCATGTTGTAGGTTTCCGGCTCTTCTACAAAGTCTATATGCCTCTCCCCAGCTAGCGCTTTTAACTGCTGGCGGTGTTTCTTTTTTAGCTCAGGATCTACCCCAGCTATAAAACCTATAACGTCATTCATTGCTGCTGCTCCACTTCTTTGTAGCGCTGCAAAATTTCGTCAATTGCTATATATGCTCTGTGTAAAGCCTGTTGATCTGCTAAATGCCTAAATTGCCGCCTTCCCTTACGCAGACGGTCTAAACTTCCTAAAACAACTTTAAATTCCGATAATTCATAAGCGTTAAATAGAAGCTTTTTATCTACCCCTCTTTTTATAGTTACTATATCTCTCTTTTCATAACTCGACATAACATCTCCTATCTGTACGTCTTTTGTTGTATTGCATAAGTAACACGCATTAAGCTAGCTTAACAAGCATTATCTTTAATGAAATGTTTGTTAGAAATGACCAGCAAGAAAAATAAACAAAATCAACGTGTTATCCTATTTGTCAGAGTACAAAAAAGCCACAAAGAGCGACTACAGGCAAAAGCAAACACTGAGCAAACATCATTAGCAAAGCTAGTTGAGCAAGTTCTTGAGGACTATTTAGAGGCAGAAAATGAATCGGACAGCACGTCAGTCAGGAAAACTGGCTAACACTCGCGGCAAGCAATTTGAGCGCGATATATCAACTTATTTAGGGCTAGAGTTAGGCTTTAAGTTTAGTCGTAATTTAGAGCAAACACGGACAGCTGGGCTTGGTGATCTCCTATGCTCTGAGCCTGACTTTCCGTACACTCTAGAGCTAAAAAGAAGGCAGCAAGGCAATATGATACCGTCGAACGCCTGGCAGCAAGCTATAACAGCCAGCAACCTAGAACGGGGCATCTACCCAGCTGTCATTTATAAATATGACCATAGAGAAAGTCGGGCTGTCATACCGTTTGCAGCAATCTCTGAGTGTGAAACTGGCAAATCAACAGACAATATCACAGACAAGGCCGATATATCCCTGCCCCTCTTCTGCAAAGTTGTCAGAGAAATCATGTCATGGAGAGCAGAAGCATGTTGATGATGATAGAAAATCATTTGAGCAATGAGGATTATCATACAAAATATTCAGAATATTTTAGCGCTACATTTGGCAAAAAATCGTGGCTAGAGGGTCTTAATCATGCCAGAAACTCACACGTCAATCTGTCAGCTGAGATTAAAGAAATTGGTGACGGTGTACATGCAGCAGTTTTAGAAGAAGAAAAAGATCTTTTGAGACGTGGCACAAATAGACGTGGCACTAAAGAATGGAAACAGCTGGAAGAAGAAGCTTATTTAGACGGTAAAATTCTACTAAAAGATAGCACCTACGATGAAGTCATGCTTATGGCTAAATCCCTGCAAGACAATACAGCTTGTGCTCAGTTTCTAAACCACCCTGAGCGCGTAAATGAAAGCAGCATTTTTGTAGAGCACCCTGTAGGCGTTAAAATGCGCTGTAGGCCAGATCTCTATATTGAGCGTGGCGGTATCATTTGCGATGTGAAAACTTGTCAGTCAGTTGTACCTAAAAAATTTCTACGTGATGCAATGCAGCTGGGCTACCCTATTCAAGCAGCTTGGTACAAGACGTGTTTAGAGCTTGCTGGGATGCAAGTTAGCCAGTTTCACTTCCTATGTGTCCAGAAATCTCAACCCTACACCAGCCAGCTTTATACTGTCTCAGCTGACATGATGCAGTGGGGTATTCAGCAAGTTAATAAAATTATTCTGAGCATAAATGAGGCTCAAGAAACCGACACTTGGCCTAATAGCTGGCCTGACCAAGTGATGATGGATTTGCCAGCATATTTAAAGGGAGATGAAGAAATATGAGCGATTTTAGACGTGTTAAAATAAGCAATGTAGACTTTGTATTTATAAACTTAGATAGCTTGGTTTATTTTGACCGAAAACATAAAAACGGTGAGGGTAAAAAAGACGGGAAAACGGTAGAATGTAGTGCTGATAATCCACTAGCTAACTGGAATGTTAGTTTTACAATGGATGAAGAAAGAGCAAAAAAATTCTATAATATGTGTCAGGATCATTTCAAAGCTTGTTGTGGCAAAAAAGAACCTTTTGGCGCTGTCCACGGGTATAGCGAGACTGACTTTGACGATAAGCTGCAAATGCGTTTTCGAGCTTCAAGGAAAGCTAAAGACAGTAAAGGGAAGCTACAACAACAGCCAGCAGTCGTTGACGCTTATGACGTGCCATTAGAAAACAGAAGATTTTTTAACGGTTCAAAAGGCGATATTGTCGTAACAATGTTTCCGGCTGATAACCCTAGTACAAATAAAAAGGGAATATCTCTGATCGTTAATAAGGTCACTGTTACAAATCCTATTTATGGCGCTGAAGAGTATGAAGATTTCGACGATGTTAAATCTAGCATGGATGCTCCAAATTTTGACCGTGACATGGCTACTGAATTTGACGACGAAATTCCATTTTGACACAAAAAAGGGGTCATAAATGGTGGGCTTTTATAAGTCCAAACCACAAGGCAGCTGGGCGGTCTATAACCTATGCGCTTTGCTGGGATGAACCGGAAGCATGGTTTGGCCTAGCTAAAATCTTTGTGGCACGTCTGAACCCCTTAGAACGGGCAAACCTAGCCTACGCCTCTCTACGCGGTCTTAGCAAAGAAGATAGAATGATAGTCTATAAATCTGTTGAAGAGCTAAAAGAAATCCAGGGAGCACCTATCGCACCGTGGACAGAAGAAATTATAGAAGATGCTGACTATTGGTCACGGTCAGCTTCTAAAGAGGAGCTACGGGCATATTTCACAGCAATTATAAATCAAATGTCAGCTGACGATAAGAAAATAGCAGCAAGGCATTTAACGGGGTAAAAATGAAAGTGGTACAAGATAATGGGAGCGATTGGTATAAGAATTTCAACGGTATGCTAGACACTCCTCAACTAGATGAAGAGCCGTTATTTACAAGTGCTGATACACTTAAAGAACGTGAGCTAGTACCATTGAATTGGTTGATAAATTCAATGATACCAACAGGCACTGTAACGCTACTGTCTGGTGACGGTGGTTCTGGCAAGTCTTTACTGGCTCTAAATCTAGCAATTTCTGTCGCTTCTGGCGGTAAGCTAAAATGGTTGAACTACACGCCAGAGCAAGGCGCTGCTCTCTATATCGGTGCTGAAGACGATATGAACGAAATTCACAGACGTATTAACCGGATGACGATTAATAACTTTGATCTGACATATTCTGATCTTGCTGACCTTCATATAGCTTCACTGGCGAATAGAGACGCTCTATTGAGCATTGTAGACCCCAAAACTAATACACTCTATCCTAGCGCCTTATATCAGCAAATAGTGACAAAAGTAGCCGCTGAAAAACCTAGCTTGGTGGTATTAGATACACTGGCCGACTTATTCCCTGCAAATGAGAATGACAGAGCCTCAGCACGTCAGTTTATTGGTCAGCTGCGTAAACTGGCGGTAGATTTTGATACTACTGTGGTGCTGCTCAGTCACCCTAGTCTGTCAGGTATGGCTAGCGGCTCTGGTACATCGGGCAACACAGCCTGGAGCAATTCGGTACGCTCACGCCTATATATGCAGCGGATACAGGAAGACGGCTATGAGGCTGACAAAACAGCCCGAAAATTGACCGTAATGAAATCTAATTATGGTGAAACAGGTATCGAAATACTTATGAACTATCATGACGGCTTTTTTGAGGCAGATAAAACCACAGACAGCTTAGATCGCGTTGCTGTTGATGCTAAGGCTGACAGAGTGTTTTTACGTCTGTTAGAGGTGCATACAGCTGCTAGCGTCAAGCTTAGTCCTAACTACACCAGCAACAACTCAGCAGCTACAGTTTTCAGTCGTTC